CTGTACGATGACCCTGAGAGCCTCTAAGCGATCCACTGAGGCGTCTTCTTGCTCATCTTCGGTACGGTAGTAGTCTAGATACTCTTGGTGGCTTCCACAGGGCATATAAACGGCCTGTCCGTCTACCTCATGTACGTGGATAGCTCCACCACAACCCATGTCCATAGAACGGCTACGTGCTTCCATCTCTGTCGTGAAGACATCGTTAGCATATTGTGCCTTTAGCATCTTCTTCTTGGATGACGATGGGTGCGACGAAGGTAGCAGGTCTTTATCATGGTTAGCTGACTTAGAGCCACTTACGATACGCAGGAAACTGTTGACACGAGCCATAGCCCACTGTTCAGGTGACTTCACGTTAGGACGCACACTTGCAGGGTTTGTACGGTATGCGCCAACACCACGATCATAGACAGCCTCTAGCATACGCATAGTTACCTTATGCTTAGACTTCTTGTTGTGGGCTTCCATCTTATTTTTGAGGGCTGTTTTAGGCATTAGTTAAGAACCTTTGCGAGATAACCTTTGAATACTCCGAATACATGTGCATTATTTGTACCTGATTCTGCTGTGATACGAACATCTGCATTTTTCGGGATGATAACTGCAGGGTCTAAGTCGATGTCCCAAGGGCCACCAGTAGTTGCACTAATTGCAGCCCGTTGAATAAACACACCACCTGCTGTACGAACTTCTAAATAAAAGTCTACTGCAGCCTCTTGCTTCTTACTTACAGAGCCAAAGCCCCCAGTGAGAATATAGTAATCACTATCTGAGAATGTTGTAGCACCCTTGAGTGAGCCTTGAAGACCTTGTGGAATGTCAATATGTATCTTAGTTTCGTCTGATGGTACACCACCAACCACTGTTGTATTTTCGTATACTGTTACACGACCAACAAGTTCTGTTCCACTTGTGTTATATGCATGAGATACACGAGCTACAGGAGTGTCTAGAGCTACTGGGTTCTGACCATCTAGTGTTACCTCTTGTACGAGGAAGGTAAACTTAGTATCAGCACCTGTACCTGAGACTGTATGACACTCTATTTTGATAGTTTGTGTGTCGGCTGCAGAGGAACTAGAGACATACTCAATAGTGTTATCGGTAACGTATGTCTCGTGACCACCGACAGTCCATACGGTCTCTAGTGTATCAGCTACTAGATCAGCAGACTTACCAAACTTGATTAGAGACTTAGCTTTACGGTCAACCGAAACTCTATCCCCGAAGGTTGCTTCGATTTCCCTTTCGCCTTGTACCAGTCGTCCGTCAGGGACTTCGTATGCTCTTCTAGGCCATCCACCGAACATCTGTTCTATTTCCTTAATTTCTTGTTGTACAACCTTGTTAGGGTCATCAGGTTCGCCTATGTCGGGGAATGGCGTTAGTATACTATTAGGCTGTAAGATACCCTGTTCAGTAAGGGCTGCAGGATTAACCTCTGGTGTACCTGTAACTACATTAGCAGTAGTGAACCCTTCGTTTTCTGTTACAGGAGCTACAGGTACATCTGGTTGTCCTGTTGCAAACCCTGTAGTGGAAAGACTGTGGTCTTGACCTAATGTACTGTCTTGTACAGCAGGAGCTTGGGTAGTTATACCAGTTGCAGAAACACTGTGTTGTTGTGTTAGTGCTGTAGTGCTAAAGAGTATCTCACCAGTTGTTATACTATAACAGGTGAATGTGTAATCTTGTAGTAGACTTGCACTATCAACATCTGCATCACTAGACTGAACACCTGTAAAGGTAAGTATGTGAGCTTGTGTTAGTGAAGTATCGGGTGGTATGAAGTCTTCAAAGGGTTCTTCAAAGTAAGTATACCAGTCAACAATAGTATCTGTTCTGTGTTGCGGGTATCTTGGGTTGTTTATGATTAACTCTTCTTCAAAGTAATCATACCAATCATAAACATTACTATTATCAACTAGGGGGTAGTCTTCGTAAGAACTAACTAATATAGGGTCAGTAACAATACTTACTGGTTGTAAAGCTGTCATACCAACCTCTTAAAACATTATTATGACACCTTACACTGGATCAGGAATACCGATAGTAAATGACCCCAAAGAAAACGTGTTACCTGATGTTACAGATTGTGATGTCTGCAAGTCACCAGTTACATACAAAGTATCACTCCCATTAGTGATTGCATAGAAAGCTGCTGTTCCTGTACCAGTTACACTAGCACCTGACACTGAAGCGACAGTAACTTCACGACCACCTTCTACACGGTCAGCAGGTGAACCAACACTAGATGTTGCATTGCCTAGTGTATAGGTGGATGTAGCTTCGGTATAAGTCGTAGGCTCTGTAGAGCAGATGTCAATACGTGTACCATTAGTTGTTAGTGTGTTTAGTCCGTCATCAAATACGGCATTAGCTAAGGTTGCCATCTTCTTCTTCCTTTACCTCTTGATCATACCGTAGTTCAGCAATATCCATAAGGTCTTGGATAACCTCTGGGTGGGACGACACATCAATATTAGCACCATTTAGGTTGCGTAGGAATGCTGCGATCTCACGTAAGTCGTGTGGAGCAACATCACCAGCAACTACTGTTGGCATTAGATCATAGTTCAGACCGTTCAACTCCCAAAGTCTCTCGACAAGCTGTTTATTTAAGACATCGACGATAGCTTGGATGTAACTTTCTAAGGCACGGAGGAACAGGTCTGTCTTAGACTTGGATAGTGCATACGAACCAGTGTTGCCACCACCAAGCATAAGAAACTCTGAAAGTACGGAACGAGCAATGTCATGCTGATACCGCTTTACAATAGGGTCAATCTCAATATTACGTTTACCATTAGAGGCCATAAGCTCAACATCTACGAGCCGATTGGAGGTAGGACTTCCGTCTTTATCGGGGTAGGTGTCTGAGGGCAGGATAATATATCCCTGCTCGTTAAACTTAACATCTCTGAGTATTTGCTGCAGGTTTCCGACAAACCCAGCTTGTGCGGAAGTAGCATCAGTACTGAGGTACTCAGCAGGAATACGAGCCACAGGAATACCTGCAAGTTCACGTTCAACTGCGATAGCTTCGATGCTCTGTAGATTGTTAAGGTATTCGTAAGAAGTGTACGCATTACGTAGTATAGAACGACCAGAAGGATCGTTGTTAATAGCTGTAGTGCGATAATATAAAGACTTACGAGTAGGAATGAAGCTAGTATTGTTAAACCCTGCACCTTCTTGGTGTACACCTAAGACATCACCAGTCTTCTGGTCTACGTCAAACTTAGAAATAGTCCAAGGCGCACGAGATGCAATCTTACGGACACCAATGCGTCCATCAGTAAACTTAGACCGTGACTTGTCAGAACGGTTGTTTGGGCCATTACGTCTTTTATATACAACCTCAAACCAAGCAAAGCCAAATGTCAGGGACGACAAAGCCTCAGAGATATGGTCATCTAGGGTATGATCCATGTCATCAAAGATACTTTCCACAAATTCAGCTTCACGTTTAGCTGCAGGTGTATCATTGGCTGGCATAACCTTAATGTCTACGTCACGTAGTACTTGCTCTGTCGCATACATAACAGCACCAATAGTACTGTCGTTGTCACGCATCTCACGATACTTACGGATAGCACGTTTGCCACGCAGTTCAGGCAGAAACTCGTCAGCACGGATTTGACCGTTTTGTGTATTATCTCCAGCAATCCCTAGTATCTGGGTTGCTTCTGTCTCTGAAAGTTTCTTTGCCATCTTATTACATTAAACCCTTGGCACTGGAGTACGCTAATTTTAATTGTGGTTTTGCGTATCCGTTAAGTGAGAGGTCGGTTAAAGCCCAAACTAAAGCATCAAGACGGTCTGGTGAGCCTATCGACCCTAAAGGTTCCCACTGTACCATCTGATCTTCTAAATCATTTAATCCCCGCACATGCTTTACTTTACTTTGTTCGTATAGTGCAGATACAGGTTCAGCCCGTGCCATCTTCCCTCTAGAAGCGTGGACGAGCTTTATAGGAACTGTTTCATCCTCTGTGTGTAGCGTATGGCGTACCATATCACCACCTTGGTTACGTTCAGCTACAATACGATCAGCCATGTGATCTCTATATAACTGTATAGCTTTGGATGCCCATTGTTGCGGTGTATAACGACCAGTGTGGTCTTCTAGCACATAGGCTGTTCCATTTACGTCAATTCCTGCTACGACAATACCTGTCATGTCTGATTCTGCATTAGCAGTGACAGCAGGGTCGATGGAAATAACGATACGACTAAGCTGGGGAACTTCGTCTTTCTCAATCTCGCATTTAGCTAAGAGAGTTCTGTTCCATAAAGCACCCGATGCTTCGTCAAGTATTTCGGCATAAAGTTCTTGGCGACCAAGACGTGTACCTTCATAGGTTTTCCTGACTGCATCAAGGAAAGTGTCAGCAAGATTAGCAGCATTATCATACGTACTGCCTGTACTGATCGTCGTCTTTTCATCGTCTAGGATTGTTCTTATTAGTTTTGTAGTCTTGGGGGTAGTAGTCACAAACACTTTAGGGTGTTTACCTAGACGTAGACCAAACATCATCATGTCCCAAGTGTCTTGAGCATTACGCCAAGCACAAAGCTCATCACACCATGCGCTGTAAGCCTGTGGGCCACGAAGACGTTCTGGGTCTTCTGCTGAGAAGAATACGGCTTTACTGCCGTTCTCCCATGTTAAGCTATTGTTTGTGGGAGACCAAACAGGAAAACCAATGTGTTTACCACGATATGTCTCATCACCACTCCAACATACATTTAGAAGACCAGAGTCACCTTCAACCATAACTCTTCGGACATCACCTTTTGTAGGGGCGACACAGTGTACAATCTTGTCACCTGATCTAATCCGATGGCGAACCCACTCTGCACCTGCTCTAGTCTTACCCCAACCACGTCCTGCCAAGGCGACCCATGTGTTCCATGAACCTTCAGGCTCCAGTTGTTCAGGTCTAGCCCAAAAT